TATCCCCGGGAGCGCGACGGCGACTTCTGTTCAAGCTGCAGTAAATGAATATCAGAATTGGCAGGAGAAAAAGATCGGCAGAGCATTCAATCCTGATCGTCTTATCTCGTTGCTATATTCCGCGGGATGTGAGCGCGTTATCATTGATAACGAAAACAGCAGTTTTGATGGCGGAGCAATCGAGTATACAGAGATTTCGGAAAACCAAGTCTGCAGCGGAAGTGTTTGGACGGAGGCGATCGACGAATGATCCAATTCGATATCAAGAAGCTCGTCCCTTTATTCATCATGAACGATCAGAACGGTTACGCTGTCGCAAAAGCAATCGAAGCAGCAATTTCAGCTATGGATCGGGTTGTTCAAAATGCGATCGATTGCTTTCTGAACATCGACACAATGCCGGAATGGCGTCTTGACGAGATTGCGCGGGAAACCGATTGCGCGTACGATTTCTTTGCCTCTGTGGATGAAAAAAGAAACTGGATCAAAAATGCCTACAAATTCGGGGCGATTCTCGGAACAAAAGCTGCAGTCCAAAGATTTCTTGCGGGACGTTTTGGATATGTTGATGTTACTGAAGCGTTTGAGTACGACGGAGATCCGTTTTGTTTCTCAGTAACAATCGACGGAGATGTTACAGCCGATGATTGGAAGTGGATACGGCGCGCAATCGAAAAGACGAAAAATGTACGCAGTTTCCTTGACGAATTACAGCTTGGCGCAAGGTTCCATCTGGGGATGCAGACGGGCGGCGGCGTTATTACATCTTATCCGTATAACAAGATGTGCGGGCTCGATGAAATATAGGAGGAGCATGTATGGAGAATCAATTTGTTTTTGACGCCGCTTATCTTAACAGAAAGCGTGCTCAAATAAAAAATGAGATCGTTGCGGCAAAATACAAGATCGGGAATACATGGTATGATGCCATGATTCAATCTGCAAGCGTTTTGAATGATGGGCGGATTGAGGTAAAATTCATCATCAGCCCAAATGTTTCCGGGACCGCAATCGTTTCCGCTATTGAGCTGTACGACCTAAACGGCGTTAGGGTTGGTTCGAGAGCTGTTTCTATTGACTGCTCCGAATTGACTGAAGGCGTATTCTATGCAATTAGCTTCTCCCTGTTCCAGATCGTCGAAAACGAGAGCGGGACAGGCGCTTATGATTCGTTATAAAGGAGGTAAAGAGAGTGTTCAACAGGATTTTTTGGACAGATCATATCGTCGAACATCCGCGGACTTATCTTGAGACAGAAAACCAAGATCACAGCGTAACACATACCCCGGCATTTGGTACTGTCATAAACGAGGGCACGCCGCAGAACGCGCAAAGCTTTAATACGATGGATGAAGCGCTTGCGCATATCTTTGCGGCATTTGAATACTACATAACCATAACACAAGCGGAGTTGCGTGACGCACAGGACCGTATCGAAACACTTGAAGCGCAGCTTTCCGCTATGACGTCTTAAAGGAGGATTGCCATGGAAGAACATGATTTTCTTTGGCCAATGCCGGGACCTGAACCGACACCGGAAGAAATAGAGGAATGGGAGAATGAGCGGGCGGAGGCTTGGGAAGCAAAGATTCGTCCGTTTCGAGAGCTCGGCGAAAAGATCCGTGCCGCAGCGGAAATCAACGAAGAACAGGATGATCTTATCGCAGATCTCTTATATGAACAGATCATAAGCGAAATGGAGGAATAAGTGAATGAAACACACTCTTGCTTATAAGCTGATGAAGCGAATTATCGACAGAGGGGACTACGACAAAGACGATGTGATGAACAAGCTCGATGCTTACCTTGCAGCTGACCGAATTACTCTTGACGAGTATAACGAGCTGATGGCTCTTGTGGAGGGCGCAGATGAATAACAGCCCTCTTGAATACCTTGCCAAGCTTTACGATAACGTCGTGAAGTATGATGCGTTCGGGAATCCTTCGGTTTTTGTCAAATTCTACAAAATGATGTCTTCCGACCTCGTAGACGGGCTGCCGAATCATGTGCATCCTGCATTCGTTATTAACGGCGGGGAACAGGACTATATTCTGCTCGGGAAGTATAAAGCAGGAGTAAATGGTGTTGAGGACGGCACATTATACTCTATGCCGAATATCATGCCTGTCAGATCCGTTTCGGCTGATGCAATGCTTGAACGCATGAAATCCGCGGGGTCCGGAATTACCGGTATGACCGTTACCGACTACGGCTTTATTAAGCTGCTTGCACAAAAGCATGGTTGGGTTCCGCATGGCAACAACAACTATGGGGTTGACTATCGCGACGGCACTCCATGGAAAACCAGCGAAACGATCACGCTGAATCTCAAACGATGCTTCGAGGGCTATGAGTATACGGCGAAAGTCGCACATACATCTATCGCTGAACTTCGTCCGGATCTTGCTCCGAAGTATTGGGAAAAAGGTAAATTCATCGGCGGCATCTCGATGGATACAACGATAGAAAACCTTCATCAAACCGGATACAGAACGCTGAACGGAACCGGCCCTAAAAACTGGTATCTCGGGAACGATGTAGGTAATATGTCGGATCTGATCGGCAGTAGCTACGAAATGAACTGGGGCTACCGTATTATGGAAGGTGAGTTGCAAATCTTGCCGGATAATAATGCGGCAGATCCGACCGCAGATCTTTCGGCATCTTCAGCTGCATGGAAAGCCATACTTCCGCATTTGTCGGATGATGGTTTCACACTCGTAACGCCCGGAACGCCTGGAACGCTCCACTGGAATTATGTTGACAACACGATCATTCTTGATACCAGATGTGATGATTTCGCAAGCGGCAACAAGAATATCTACTTCAAGAACCTTACAGCGCATCAGACGCGACTTCCTTATGTGCCGTATATCGTAAAAGAGCTTGGATTATTCCCGACCGACGCAAACGATACGACGCCCGGCAGGGTGTATATTGCATTCGCTCACGGAGAATATGTTGCGCGGCGGGGCGGCGGCTATAGCCACACGTCTACTGCGGGGCTCGGCTCTCTGGCCTGCAGCGGCGGTCGCGGCAGCACGTACCATAACTACGGCGGGCGGCCTCGCTCCCTATGAAATCCTGAATACAGAGCACTGAAAACCTGTTGGGGTGCGCGATCGCGCACCCCATAATCAAAGAATGAATATGGATGAACCGAAATATAACGATCACTACCCCCGGACCGTGCTGCCAAAAGATAAGCGATATGCGGCAATATGGACGGTCAATACTTGATAAGTGGCCTCGGTATTGGAAAAATACGCTTGATATAAGTAAAAAACAGGAGGATTGAGAATGAAAACCATTGTACAAATGTTTCTTGAGATCTTATACGCCCTTGTTGGATGCTCAATCTATGTCTGGGGCGGCAACGGGGAAGATCTGATGCAGATGACTGATGCGCAGCGGGCGGCATACTTCGATAAGCACGAACGCGCGGATTCAGGACGAACAAAAGCGGAAAATATAGCGTTGTGTGAAGCGCTCTTTCAGAAGATAAAAGCGAAAGGGCACAAAACGATTCGCGCATTCGATTGTTCCGGCCTGATTTATTACGCGCTGAAACAATTATTTCCGAATCAAAAAGATATGGCGGCACGACACTTCTATGCGGCGTGCAACCCATCCTCTGAAACAGGAATGTCGCTCTCCGATTTGAAGGAGGGCGATTTTGTTTTCAAGGACAAAGGATTTGGGATCGTACACATTGGCTGTTACGTCGGCAACAACAAAGTGATCGAATGCGCGGGGCGCGAAAAAGGCGTTGTGAAGCAATCTATCGGTTCTGCGTGGAACAAGTTTGGGGAATGGCCTGCGCTGTTTACAGACGTACCGGAACCGCAGCCGGAACCGCAACCGGAACCGACGCCGTCACAGCCCGTTAAAGGCACATTTGTTGTTACAAAGGGAAATGTATACGTTCGCCGCGGAAACGGCAAATACGCCGCAGACGGAAAGAAAAACGCCCAAATCGGCAAGCATAGCGTCCCGAAAGGAACGAAGCTCCCTTATATGGGGCGAGCGAAGGAAGATCCATACTGGTATCAGGTTGAATATCTCGGAGAACAGGGTTACATATCGTCGAATCCGAGATTTACAAAACTGGTGGAGGAATAGCCGATGGAAGATCTATCCGGATGGGCGAAGTTCGTCGCATGGCTCAAAGATGCATGGGGTTATTTCGTGGCGATTGCAGCGGGCGGCGGCATCGTGCTTTCCGCGATCAAACTGGTTAAGCATTTTTCCGACCCCGTTAAAGAAAAGAAGAAAAAAAGAGCCGATAAGGACGCCGAGGTCGACGGGCGGCTGAAAAAACTGGAGGACCACGATAAGAAAGACATGGAACGTTTTGAAACTCTGGATAAAAAGCTCGACAAAGTTGAGCAGGACTTTCAGGATCGCATGG